ATCTAAACAATTTTCTGTACAACAATCTGAATACCAAGATGGGCAACTTTGAACATCAGGTCCAGTCCATCCTAAAGCTTCGCCAAGTTTTAAAAATGTTTCTACAGAAGCAAATGCATACAAGTTTCCACAAGGACAACAGGAACATAAAGGAGAAATATCTCCCCTATCTAAAATTTGTGCTAATTGATCTACACTAGGAATGCTCATGTTTTTATTTTTACTAATCGTTTATTAAATAACTGTACATACATTAAATCCTTCTATAACATAAACTGTTCCATTAACAGTTATACTTTGAGGAGAGGTTGTAATTATATTTCCTCCTGTTACAGTGAGACTTACTATTTTTGCACTTTGTCTTGTTGGATCTTCTGACTGCAACCCATCAAAATCAAAAGATTCTCCTGCATCTAAAGATGGATTAAATGAATAACTATTACTACCTCCTGTACAATTTGATGCTGTATATGCGTCAATTTGCATTGAAAAAACAAGATTATCAGGATTCACCCCAGAAAGTCTTTCCATAATTAAACCAAAGAATCCATCTGAATTTGCAGGAGTGAGTCTTATTAAATTAGGAATAGGGGTGGTTGTGGTGGTAGTGGTTGGTGCTACTGTGGTGGTGGAAGTTGTGGTTGAAGGAGAAGGTACAAATGGTTCAAGAATGTCTAAAATGTTTGCAAAAGGACTTGTACATCTACTAGGAATTAAAGTTGTATGTGATGATGTTGTAGAAGATGTTGTAGTGGTAGTGTTACAATTTTCTATAATACTGAGAATTTCACAATATTTCTCATCTAGTTTTTGAAGAACTACTGTTAAACTATCTCCATATTCTACACCTGTGCATGTAAGATTTTCTCCTGTATACACAACAACATCTGTGTTACTACAGCTTTTTAACACATTTCTATTGCAGGAATTGTTAGGATAACAAGACATTTATATTAAGTTTATATATTATGGAAGATAAATTATATAATAACATCCAATACCAGGTTGAACATTAGAATGTGCTTCATTACCACCTGTGTTTGCATTAACAACAACTATATTAGCAGTTGCTGTTAAAGTTACACTACTTGTAGTTTTTGTTCCACTTGAAGTGAATTCTGTTCCAAAAACATTAGAACCATTTCCACCTCCTTTATTAAAATACCCAAGTGTGTGATCGTGAGTAGCTGGATTTATTGTCACTGTAGAGCCAGCAGTATTTGCTATGTGTGTATGAGATGGAATTTGAGCAGTGATTAGTGTAGTGCCATTAGCTCCAACAAATCCTGATAATAAATAAGTGGGATTTAATGGGCTTGTTGAAGGATTAACTGCTCCAGGAAGAGTGCCTCCTCCCATGTTTCCATTTGTTAAACCAACAGGCACTCTACCACGCAAATCAGGAGTACCATTAGACCCATTACAAAAATATATTTTTTCCCACTCTCCAGATCCTACACCAGACCCACTAAAGTTTGATAAAATAGCTGGTGTTGGAAAAAATGGAACTGCCATGTAAGGAACCATTCTTGTATAATACTTAGTTGCTGCTGTTGTTCCAGCTAAATACGCAGCAATTAATGCATCAAGATCTGTAAGTTTTACATACGTAGCATCTACATCTATAATAAATGCACAAAGTCTGTCAATTACAGCTTGTAAAATAGCGTGTGTTCCTGAATCAGGATCAACACCAGTTATACAAGTACCAGTTGGACAAATATTAGTTGGGCATGTATATAAATCATAAGCAGCTTCTAAAGAAGCTATAAAAGCATTTATATCATCAATGTCTGCAATAGTTCCATCAACAAGAGTCTTTAATTCACAAACTGCTTGTGTGAGAGCTTTTAAGAAATCCACCACTGTCAAATCTCCACATGTAGGTAGATTCTTACTAACTATTTGACAAATAATGGCTTGGTCAATATTTGGCTTTATTCCTGTCCCATCTAATGTAGAAGTGAGGAATGTAATAATAGCTTGTTCTACATAAGAAAGACTATCTCCGTTCTTTATACCAAGAACAGGAATGTCTATTCCTGTATATTTAACACACTGATCAGAAATTATCTGAGGACACCCATTGTAGCAATTTGAGCAACTCATTTTATGTTTTTATTTATGTATTAATAATTTGATTCTACTGATGATTTGTTCATCTGAAAAGTTCCTTCCACCATAATCTATATTACATATCCTATATTGTAATATTCTTTTATAGTTTAAAAGATCGTTTATAACCTCTCCATTTATGTTTCTGTTTAAAGAATAAATAGTGTTGTTATAAAGATCCTTTGCCATCTGTGCTATTTTGCAATCTATTTCTGAGATTACAACACAAATGTCAGAACAGTTTACACAGTTGATAAGCCTTGGTGATAGCATTTCTAAATCGTTTTGTTCCTTTTTGAGCAGCAGCATGACAAGCTGCACACAGCCCATTAATCAATTGACATCCACAGCCAAAGTTAGCTCCACATTTAGTACACTTCATAGAATTTGTTTTTTGGTTTAATTAGTAAAAGTTGGTTACATAGTTTGTGCCAGAACACTGACATCCATTTCTAATAAAGTTGTCTAGCATTCTATTAGCTTGGTTGTACAACTTATTAGATTCATCTACAGCACAATTGTTTGCAGCAGATATTGCTCCTTGTATAAAGAAATAGATGCTGTTTAATTGCACTTTCTGTTGTGTTCTAATAGCCCTATCACACTCCATCATGTCAAGCTTCATAAATGCATTATCAAACTTCTCTTGAAGAGCATCTACACGCATTATTGTTTTCTCAACAAAATTCTTGTATGCAGGTGTAATACTGTATTTTATATAATATACACCATCTGGAAGAGGAAGTTCTGTATCACCCACTTGTGTAATTCCTAAAGATGTAGAATTAAACAAATTGAAACTGTTTGGGTTAAACGGTAACACCACCTTTCCAAAGGAAGGAACATTAAATTCAATTGAAGGAGCAGAAATAGATGAAGGAGAAGGATATGTAGAAGTGTCAGCAATTCCTAAAGTTTTAGAACTATAGGTGGGAATCACTGCTATATCTAATTTTAAATCTGCCATGTTGTTTAAAAAAATTGTGCCAGAGGATTTTGAGATTTAATCCTCTCACCCTCTGGCACAGGTTATTATGATCTTATTTTCTTCTTCTATCTATTATGGAGGAGTTACAGTAGTAGAAGTAGTTGTAGTGATACATGTGTTGTCAAACTCAATCTCTCCAAGAGCATCTTCTAATGCATTGTAAAGATTTGTTGAAGCAGTTCCTTCAGGAACAGCAATGATCACCATTGAGTCTTGCTCGATATAATCTCCCCATTGGTAAGCAGATCTATCGTAAGCGTTAAACTTAATGTAATATGTGTCATACACTGTACCAGCACTCACCCAGCTTTCAAAGTTTGCATTGTAACCAACCATTCTGTAGAGATGCTTCAAATATCCAGCTTGATAAGAATAGTAGTTCTTTTCAAGTTGTGTAATTTCTTCAGAAGTACCTGTAGGATAGTTTGAAGTTTGAATAACAGTTGCTTCAGCTACAATGTTACAATTGTCAGCAACAATAAAGTCAGCAGTGGTTGCAGGACCAGAATAAACAAAAGTACGGAAGTACATTCTGTCATATTCAAAAGGAAATGCTGCAACGTCACAAGGTTGACCGTATTTAGTAAGAGCCTTACCTGTAATACGGAGAATTGTACCACCAACATTTTCAAAAGTGTAGAAAGTGTTGAAGCTAATGTTGTCAGGGTTGATACCAGGACCTTGTTGCTCAAGTTTTTCGATGAATTGATCAATCAAAGCATCAACATCAACAGTGTCACAAGGATCTCCACCACAATCGCAACAAGGAGCTTGAACAGTTACACTACGAGTGAAACCATTGAAATACAGAGTGTCAATGTAAGAAGAATGTGCACGAAGAGTCAAAGTGACAACATCACCACATTTTACATTGAAATCAGTTACATCAGTGATTTGAGTTGTAGCAGTTCCACATCCCTTCACTTTATACCACTCAGTAACGTTAGACTTACAAGCACCGCCTTGAGCACATCCAGAAATTTTGTCTGAACGTTTAGAGCCTTGCAAATAAGTGTTCACTCTACCTTGAGCAATGTAAAAATAGGGAGAAGAACCAGGAGTGAGAGTAGCGACATAGTTGTTAGTGAAAATACCAACTTGGCCAGCTGTAAGGTCTTGCGTAGGGCTACCAGTTGGAAATGAGGTTTGACTCACTGGCACTACGAAGAGGGTAGTTAATGAAAAATCAGCCATTTTGTTTTATAT